TGTTATAAAATATAAATAAAAATAGATATATTTAAAAATGAATATAATATATAATATCATAAGTAGATTTATCATATTTAATTTGGGATGTATATGTAATTTTATTGAAATTACATATTTGTCTAATAACAGTAATAAATGAATTATAAGTATTTTTTCTTTCTAAATATTTGCGTTTAGATATGTGATAATAAGGAGTACACTCTGTAATAAAATTTGGTATGCTATTATTAAAAATTCCCTTTTTATATGAATTATTGTTAATAATATAATATTTATCTGCTTTTATAGCAATATCATCTAATAATTTAAAAAATAAATCATTAGGAATGTTATTTTTAAATATCTGTGATGACATGATATAAATATAGATTTTTAATTATATTTTTAATTATATATTTTTTAGGAGTTAAGAGTTAGAAACAGAGTTAGAAACAGAGTTAGAAACAGAGTTAGAAACAGAGTTAGAAACAGAGTTAGAAACAGAGTTAGAAACAGAGTTAGAAGAAAGTATGCTAAATAAATTATTTGAGAATAATGCTAATTCGATTTCATCTTCATGAATATTATGAAAAATAGTAATGTATTTACAAATAATTGGTATTATATCATATTTTTGCATCTCAGTTAAGCAATTAGTATTTTTAACAAATACAAAATAATTATCAAGAATATCCATAACGGAATATCCTTTATCATAAATATCATATAATATTTTTACGGCTAAATTTAAGTTATTGTTTTGTAAATATTGCGTATATTGTTCAAAAATAAAGAAACTAATATTCGTGCATACATTTGTAGCTAATTCTAAATCGATATCTTGATTTAGAATTTTAAATTTTTCCATATAATTTATTAAAGTTTTTGCATTATTATTTGATACATTTAAAATAAAATCCGCGGCATCCGGAGTAATGTTAATATTTTCAGCTAGAATGATTTTCGTCATAATTCGCTCAAGATGATTTTTTTGTAGTGGTTTAATTTTTACTATAGTAAATCTAGATTGCAATGATTCAATAACTTTTTGTGAGTTACTGCAAGAAGAAATAAAATGGACATTATGGCTATATTTATCAATATAATTTCTAAAAACTTGTTGACTTTGTTCATTAATAATATCAATATCATCTAAAACAATAATTTTTTTTTTATTTTTAATGGATGAACAAGTTTGACAAAATGTTTTAACGTCATTCCTATAATAATTAATTCCTTGTTCTTTTAGTGAGTTAATATGTAAAATATTTTCATGATACTGGTTTTGATTATAAATTGAATAATATTCTCGAATAATGGCATTTACAAATATGGTTTTTCCTGAACCAATATCGCCAATAAATAATATATTTAAATTATCCATTTTGATTAACGTGTTAAGAATATCTATTATTATATTATCAGTTTCAAAATCTTTAAAATATAATGGTTGATATTTATTTAATAAAAGTATTTGTTTCATAATAATTATATAGAATAATAAGTATTTAAGTTTATCTTACTTTATAATATTATTATAAATGAGCGAAAATTTCTATGAGACATTAGAAATACCAGAAACATCTAGTATTGATGAAATTAAAAAATCATTTAGAAGACTATCTATGATGTATCATCCTGACAAAAATAAAAATAATCCTGATGCAACCGCAAAATTCCAAAAAATTTCAGAAGCCTATGAAACGCTAGGCGACGCTGATAAAAAAAGAGAGTATGATGCAATGAGAAATAATCCATTTGTTAAAATGATGAATGGTCATTCAAATGGTGGATTTCAACATCCAAATCCAATGGAAGATATATTGGCCAATTTATTTGGAGGAGGAGGTATCCCGTTTGGAGGAATTCCATTTGCACATATGCAATCATTTGGTAACGAACAAGGTTCTTCTCCATTTCCAGGAAATATTCGCATTTTTCATAATGGTATACCAATAAATCCACAAGGTTTTTCTCAAGGTATGCAGAAACCATCGCCAATCATAAAAAATATAGACGTATCCATAGATAAAATATTAACAGGAACAATAGTACCGATAGATATAGAGAGATGGACAATGCAAGATGGTAATAAAACAATTGAAAACGAAACCATTTACGTAACAGTTCCTAAAGGAATAGATGAAGGTGAATTAATAATATTAAAAGACAAGGGTAATGTAATAAGAGAAGATTGTAAAGGAGATATAAAAATATTTGTTAAAATAGAGAACAATACTGAATTTAAGAGAAATGGTATAGATTTGATATATGAAAAAGTAATTACAGTGAAAGAAGCGTTATGTGGATTTACATTTGAATTAAAATATATAACCGGGAAATTATATACAATAAATAATAATTCAGGTAATATAATCAGTAATGGTTATCGAAAAACAATTCCAAATATGGGTTTATCTAGAGATAATCATACTGGAAATTTAATTATTATTTTTACCGTAAAATTTCCTGATAAACTAACAGATGAAATAATAGAGCAGCTGAAAAAAATAGAATTCTAAATACGATGTAAAGAGATTTAAAGAGAATTTAATACATTATTTATATGAATAAAAAAAATATTAATAAAAAACTAATTTGTGAATATATTTGGATAGGAGGTTCAGGAGAAATAAGGTCTAAAACAAAGGTATTGGATGAAACGATTGTTATAAACAATTTTACTGATATTGTATGGAATTATGATGCTTCATCAACAGGTCAATTAAATTGTAATGGAGACACTGAAGGTATTTTGCAACCAGTATTAACAATGAAAGACCCATTACGTTCATTTGATAATTGTAATTGTATGTTAATATTATGCGAAACTTATGATAATGATGGTAATCCTCTAAAAAATAATTATAGAAAAGAAGCTTTGCAAATATTTGACAATGATTTAGATAAAAAACCTTGGTTTGGATTAGAGCAGGAATATTTTATTGTATTTAGAAAAAAAGAAGATACAAATATGTATCCTTATGTTGGACATGGAAATCATTATTGTGGAAATGTCAATAAAATAGAAAGAATGATTGCTGAAACGCATCTTAAAATGTGTCTAGAAATAGGTATAAAAATTTCGGGGATTAATGCAGAAGTATCAAATAGTCAATGGGAATTCCAAATAGGTCCAAGTGAAGGAATTGAAGCTGGCGACCATCTAATAGTTGCGAGATATTTATTAGAAAGAATATGTGAACAATATGATGCTTATCCAAGTTATCACCCAAAACCAAATAAAAACATAAATGGGTCAGGGTGTCACATTAATTTCAGCACAATAGATACTCGTAATGAAAATGGCATAGAAATTATAAATAACTATATTAATAAATTAGAAAAAGTTCATGCAGACACGTTGTTATATTATGGTTCTAATAATGAATTAAGATTAACTGGTTTACACGAGACATCAAGTATGGATAAATTTACAAGTGGAATAGGGACAAGAAATACATCAATAAGAATTCCTAATCATGTATTTAAAAATGGCTGCGGTTATTTAGAGGATAGGAGACCAGCTGCAAATATAGACCCATATGTTGCAACATCAACATTATTCAAAATTTGTTGTTTGAATAAATAATAAATAATAAATAATAATTTTTATAAAATATTTTGAATTTAGCTTATTATATAATATTATAGTATTATATAATATGGGAACAGGAATGAGAATGTCGTCAAGAATTTTTACGAATTCATTTGCAGGAAAAGACAAAGAAATGGCTTCTCCATTGAGACCAAATAATTACTTTGGTTTTCAAAATCAAGCGCAATATTCTTATAATGTATATCATCAATTAGCGAATAATGGCGCTGGTTTTGGCGCACGTGGAGCGCGTTGGGCTCGTGTAAATAATGTATCAGTATCATTTATTCCGCCAAGTTATTAAGACTAAAAAGTAAAGCTAAAACAAAATGTATTTATAAAATATATATAAATAAAAATTTAGAATTTATATATACTAACAAATATAATATGTTTAATAAAAATAATATTTTACATCTTTTAACATTTCAAAAACTAAATAAAGACAAGGATAATAATAAAAATAATAAAAATAAAGTTGATGTATATTTTACCATACATTCAGAAGTAAAAAATATATTATTTAATGAGAAATTTCCAAATTTATCGTTTTGCGATTTGAAAAAACTAAATGATTATACTTCAACGGATGATGGATGTATTTATTACAAACACAAACTAACAAATAATATATATTCGTGGAACTATATAACTAAGAGATGGGTGTAATTCATAATTCAATAATTTTTATGCGGTAAATTATTGAATTATGACTAAACATTATTAGAGCCTGGATTAGTATATTGCGAAGGTCTAATTTGATTTTGTCCTAGCTGAGTATAAAATCTTCCGCAAGGTTGTTCACCATTTCTACAAGTGGTAGCGTGAATCATTTTAGCGCGTCTATTAGCTATATTATTAGCGCCTACTCCAGAACCAGGCGTATACTTATTCCAAAATTCATTGGGTTGATTAGTTATATTAGTTCCTCCAGGCGTAAATAATGTGCTTCTACGAGCACCACTTCCTAAATTTTTTTTATATAAGAATCCTGGAAAACTATTGCCTCCAAACCAGAATTGACCATAACTATTTGAAGCAGTTCTAAAACCTTTACGATTTGTCATTTATATAAGTAGTTTATATTTTTATTTTGATATATAGATTCAATACTATATCAAAATATTATTATACCTGTTCTAAAGGTATAAAGGCATATCGTTTGGTTATACATTTTCTAAAGGTATAAAGGTATATTGGTTTGGTTATACCTTTTCTAAAGGTATATTGGTTTGGTTATACCTTTTTTAAAGGTATATTATGAAATTTTTCTAGTAGGAATATCATTTGCAACAATATAAATAGAATTTTCAGTAATAACAATATATTCAGTTAAAGATTTATAAAATTTTGCAATAGGAGAAGTATATTCTTCGGCCGACTTAACTAACAATTTTTCTCCACTTCCTTCTCTAACTCCAATAAGGGCTTTTTTGTCTAAAGAATCCGTCCAATAATCAAAAAGAACAGGCTTATCTTCAACTATAGATAACTTAGTCGCATTTTGTAATGTGGCATCACAAGGGAGACGATAAGTTGTATTATTCGTCGTCACGGATGGACCTTGAGGATTACTTTGTGCAGTCGAAGTGCTCCCAGATTTTTGTTCAATCGTTGACATTTATAATAAAATTGGATTTAAAGTCTTTAAATAGTTATATTTAAATATTATTTTAATATTTAATATTTGAATATTAATTTTATTATAAATTTATTTTATTATTAAAAATATAAATAATTAATATAATGAAAAATTTAAATGATATTAAAAACGATAATAATTGTTTAAGTGAATTTTCTCAATATGTTTTATGTAATACATCTAATTATAAACCATTAATTAAAAAATCTGTCTCAGAAATTTTAAATAAATTTGTAGAAATTGTTATAGAATACATGCGTTTTGTTTCTGATAAATTTTCTATGAAAAACAAGAAATATCATAATTTTATTTTTGAAAGAGGTTTAGAAACTTTATTCCATGTTTTTTCAATCATTTTTTACTTTACTAAAAATTTAGAGCTATCTCTTTATCATGCTCAAAAGTCTTATTATTTTTATATTGAGTTTATTGAACAAATTTCCGATGATAATGTTACGTTTTTACAATTAAGTTCACGGGACGCCACATTGTTCGTTTATAAGAAAACTATTTTTGATTTGAATAATGAATTTAAAAAAAATATGAAAGAACCTAATTTACAAGAAAAACAGATACTAGAAACGGTTGACTCACATATTCATATATATAAAACTATAGTGTTATATGTAATGAATCATTTTAGATTTAACTATGAAAATAAAAAGGAATATATAGACAAGTGGTGCTATTCATTAGATGATATTAATAAAATGTTAAATAAAAATAAATTTAAAAATAACGAAATAGACTGTATATACGCATTTACAAAATTATTATATAACACAAAAATAGACAGTCATGATTTTTTCAATTTGTTAAACGAGTTTATTAAAAAAATAATAATTAATAAAAAAATAGATGAAAAAATGATTAAAAATAATATTTATAATTTAGAAATTAACAATTTTATAAATAATAATGAATTAAATAAAGTAGTAGAATATATTTTTAGTAATTAGTATTTTTTAACTTTTGTACCTTTGTACGTTTGTACGTTTGTACGTTTGTACGTTTGTTCAAATTAAAAGAATGAAAATTATTTTTATTTTGTTGTTTAAAGTTTTATAATTCCTTTTCATTTTCGATATTCTTTTCTTTCAACTCACTGTTTTCATTAATAATATGAATTATCTTTCTACGAACTTTTTTCTTTCTATCTTTATTTTCTAAATCAGAAGAAGTTATTATTTTTTGACAAATATACTTAAATTCTTCTTTCAATAGTTCCTTGATAAATTGATAAATATCCCTTAAAATATCTTCATCACACATTCCAACGATTAATACACTTCCTGTTCTAAAAATCATAAATGATACTTGAGTTACATTTTTATATTTTTCTTCATTTTTTGTAGCAATTTGCATTCCAGATTGAATTTTTATATCATTGTTATAATAAAATTTACATTGGATTCCAGGATACGAACAAGGGTCATAAATAGCCTGAATATTGTATTTATTCCTAAGAATATCATATAAAACCTCACGATTAATATAAAAGCCGCAATTAAAATTTGAATTGATTAAAACAGTGTCACTATGTTCAAAGTAATTCAGTTTCGTTGAATAAAATGGCTGCAATATTTCAATAATATGATTTAAAACAGTTATAAACATCGTCTCGCTTTGAACTCCAGGAATTTCTAGTTTACCTGTATTAAATACTTTTATATGAAATTCTCTAAATAAATCATTAATTTTAATACGAAGAATCATAACGAAACAATTATAAAACGCCTGCTTTTTCTTAGAACGATAACTCATAATATCTTTTTTTGATATACCAACAGTAATTTTTCTTATATCTTTAAATCGAATTCGCCCATTTGGATTATCAATATGAGACATTATATGTTCTTCAAAATATAATTCACTTTGTAAACGTTTTTGTAGAAAATCTAATTCCTCTTGCGTTTTTGAATTAATTTTTATTTGTTTTTTAATAACACCATTTTCAGGCGTTGAATATGAAATTACCGGAATATCCCAGAATATTTTTAAGTCAACTGGTTGCGCAAGATACGCAATTTTTGATTTCGTAGAAATATAAATATCGGTAGGTTCAGGAACAGTTTCATACGATAATATTGGAGAATCATTTTTTTCACACTTTTCATTTAATTCTGTTTGTAAATTAGTTTCATCGTCTGACGATTCATCATCTTGTTTACTTGTTAAGAAAGACGACCATTCATCATCAATATTAGTATTTGTATTCATGAACATTGCCATATGCTTACTTTGGAGTATGTCTTTATATTCTTTAAATTATTTTAATTCAATTATTTATTTATTTCAATTATTTTCTTTTTATATAGAATAATGAACAGTTGTAAACGAGAAATCATTTATGAAAGGAGTAAAATTATACCTATCCCACAAATTTCACCTACAAATAAGAAGGTAGATATTAGCTTAAATGAATATAGTTTAAATAATAGTTTTTTTGACCCTTCAAAAAGCTCTCCACCTAACGAATTTTTGTTAAAGTTGCGATTAAGAATGAATCGCTATGATTCCTTTAATAGTTTGGATAGTTTAATTAATGAATAGTTTACGTAATAGCTGTTTTTACAATCTTCAAAATGTATAATGTTTTCAACAAAATTAAAATATTCAGGAATATTTAAATTTTCTTTATTACGAATAATATAATTCAGAAAATCCTTGATTATATTTTTTTTATCAATATTATAACGAATACTTATATCATCTACCATCATTTTTAATGATGATAAATCGTCGCCGTTTTTTATTTTATCGAATAGATTATCCCAAACACTATTGTCTATTATACATACATCGTTGTCTTTTAAATTTTGGTTAGATTGCATAAAATTTATCATACTTCTTATATCTGATTTGTATAATTTTTGGATTAAATATAATGACTTTTCACTCAAATTTAAATTTTCACATATAGAAATATTATTTAAAAATGAAATAATGGATTTTTCAGGAAGTTGATTAAATCTTAATCTTAAAAATTCATTTTGTAAACCTTCATCAATACGACTAATATAATTGCATATTAAACAAAAACGCACTGAATTTGAGAAATTTTGTAAAAGATATCTTAGAGCTTGCTGAGCATTTTTCGTCATATAATCTACTTCATCTAATATAACAAATTTCATACCTTGATTAAACATTGTTTTTGAATTTACAAAGTTACTTATTTGACTCCTAATAATATCAATACCGCGTTCGTCTGATGCATTTAAATGAATCATTAATTCTTTATTTTTTTGATTTACCTTTTCCTGATAAGCGTTTATAAGATTTATAATAGTTGTCGTTTTACCAGTTCCAGGAGGTCCATAAAATAATAAATTTGGGAAATAACCGGTTTCAATAATATTTGTTAGTATTTTTTTATTTAGAGGGTCTAATACAATATCGTCAAATGTTTTTGGTCTAAACGATTCCATCCAAGGCACACCATTACTAGTCATTTATAATTATACATAAGTTATATATTTAATACATAATTTATTAAAAATATCAAAAAAATTGAAATATTTTATATTTATATAAAGGTATAAATATAAAGGTATAAATATAAATATAACTATAACTATAAATATAAATTATGGCACAGACATCTCAATCTAAAACTGCTTATTTAGAGATTATATTAGGGTCTATGTACTCCGGAAAAAGCACAAGATTAGTTGAAATATATAATCAATGTAAATTTTGCGATATTCCTGTGACCGTAATTAATCATTCCATTGATAATCGATATGATGACGAATTGATGTCAACGCACGACCAAGTTAAAATCCCTTGTATTAAAACAGAGAATTTATTAGAATTATGGGCAGAAGACGATATTGACCTAGAAACAAATATTGGATTTATTCATAGAATTAAAGATAAGTTATTAATTATAAAAAGTAACGTTATTTTAATTAATGAAGGACAATTCTTTCCAGACCTTGAAGAATTCGTTATAAAAATGTTAGAAAATAATAAAAAAATATATGTTTGCGGTTTAGATGGAGATTTTCAACGTAAAAAATTTGGAAAAATTTTAGATTTAATTCCATTATGTGA